CCGATTGTACCTAGTGAGGTAGTAACATAACTTGCAGTTACAGACCATAGCGTATTACCGCTTACCACATACATCAATCCGTTATTGGCTACGCAAAACCCGCGTATTGGCCCAGTTCCGATAGTGGCAAGCAATGTTTTGCCGGGCACGGATAGTAACGAGCTAATTTCTGGGCCTTTCGGGCCATCCTGGTGTTCGGGGTACAGGTTTACGCAAATATCCGTTGAACCAGACTTTGATCTATCCTCAAAAAACGCTGCAAATATCGGGCTTTCCATTATCTTGAGTTAACGCCGTCAGTGTAAATATTATAGCTCGCTTGTGCCTTGCTCACTACGGCATTATCATATGTCGAAGGGCTGAGTTTAATATTTGTACGTTTAATCGCAGCCAAAGACTTGCTTGCCATCTCAGCACGAATAACAGGAGGGTCACCCTGCTTGTAGTCATTCCATAACCTCAGAAACAAGCCGTCTTTGATCGCGGCCTGATAACCGGGAGGTAGTGAAAACACTTGAAACAATGTCATATCTGACAATTGGAGCCGTGAATCAAAATAAACGGTATACGCCGCTGACGGCATAGGGAATATGTTAATTATTCCTAATGGAAATTGAGGGTCGTAAAATAGAATGTTGGGGAGTTGCGATTGCTCGGTAAGTAATCCGATCTGATTCCATTGATCTTGCTCAAATACATTGATGCCATACCGATTGGAGTTTGAGTCATTCAAATACGCCGCGCCAGGCCCAGTCAATATTGATAATGGACGGGAGCCAGCGATACCAATTATCAGCCCTGTGGCTGTTGCGCCAACAATGCCACCGGACGGGAACGAAAATACAGGAGCCGACGTGTACGATTGCCCGCCGGACGTGATATTGATTGATGCGAGTTTGCCGCTTGCTGCGATGGTGTAAGTGCCAGCCGCTCCGGTACCGCCGCCACCAGCAAGGCCAAGCGCATATGTTCCGGCTGCGCCACCTGATCCAGTAGAGCCGATAAACGTAGTCGTACTCAAATATCCCGCCGTTGGCCCGATTGGATACTGATTAACCCCTGGCACAAGAGCGAACGATTGCTCAAGATTGGCAAAGCACACCAAAGATTCATTTGACCATAAATCCAGCATATCGTTAAGCGCGGTCAGGCACCACGCAGAATCAACCGCATTAATCGCCTGACCCGGCGCGTAACGCTTCATTTTTACCAAAACGTCTGTGATCAAATCGTTTGCGGTTGTCATACTTACCTCGTGCCGTCATCTCGACGGGATATTTTATGCCACGCTATTGTCGGCTTCGTTTGTCCTGTTTGCCAGGCTTTAGTCCGTGCCGATCAACTCCGGTTTGTGGAACTTGTGAATTATGCTCTGATTGTTGTCCTATTTGCGATTTCTCTTTTTCCGCTAAGAATGCAGCTTTTTCAGCTTCAAACGCGGCACGTTCGGCGGCCAGTTTAGATGCTTCATCATCCGGCTTTTGCTCATTTACTTCCGGCTTGATCTCTTCCGGCTGGTATTTCAGCAAATCGGCTTCTGTTGCTTCCACCGGATAATCAAACCATCCTTCGCCAAGCTCTAAATCATCTTGTTCGCTTTTGATGATACGCGCCGGAAATACAGGATGATACTTCCATTTTGGGTACGCTTCAAACACATAACCATCTGGGTGTGACTGCTCAAGCATGGCGGCCTCATACTCATCGGCATTAGCCATATTTGTTGGACGATACCCGCGAGCGGCGTAGCGTTTTTCATCATCCAGATTGCCCACGGTAATATCAGGCAAAATCTCAGGGCGAGTCATCACTGCTTCCGGTGCGTTAATTCCCTTGCCTTCGCCGTAGGTCTTCCATTCTGGCGGCTGATGGTCTTTGTGTTTCATTACTTTTGGATAAGATGCAAAGCTCATTTTATACTCTCCTTTGAATAAGTCCCGCGCCATCAAGCAACGCTGTGGAGAGGAGAGGAGGAGAAACCACCTCGTCGCCTGCGTCGCGGGATTCGTTAGCCATGAGGTTCAATCTTTTCAAAACCCCGTCACTCGGCTGTTGTTTGAATGCAAACGCAAATAGGTTGTTTGAACCATGTACACCTAAGTATACATCACTAAACCCCGCCTCGTGTAGCGCGTTTCCAAGGCTCTTTGGAGTGAATGACTGGCGATGACACATAAACTCGTTTCCGCTGCGCTCAATCATTCCGGCATGGCCGTAAATCATGTCCGCAAAGGTGATCTGCCCCGCTGGTGAAGAATACGCGAAGTCGTTAATATCTGAACCGCTCGCCAGCTTGTTGAACACCCATTGCATGTGCGGCACGATGATATAGGCGAAGCCATCATCTTTAAGCACGTAATGGAAGCCTTCCAACACCTTTGGCATGTCTTGCACGAAATAATGCTCTAGGTTATGCGAACAGTACACAGAGTCAATATCCCCAACAAGCCGCGACTGTTGCGGCAATGCCACGGCGTTGCAGATAATATCAGCCTCAGACTTCGGGTCAATGTCCAGCATGAGATGCTCCCATCCGTCATAGATAGCGGGTATGGGGATTAGTTTTGATGCGCCTCCGACATTTAAGAGTTTCATTCCGTCTCCAATTCATACCTAACCGCCTTCACGCCTTCACGGTCTTTCAATATCGCCTCCAACTCTTCCGGTGATTTGAGTAGGGAGTCGTTGTAGTTTCCGGTGTAGGTCTTCACTCCGGTGTGCCCAAATGTGATATTCGGATCGCACCAAAGCGTTTCGCCCATCTCGCGCATGCGGCGGCAGAATGTAGCATCTTCGCCGAATCTCACATAGTCGTGAATCATGCACTCAAAGAAGGCTGTATACACGCGGTCAGGCTTGCTAGGGTCTGCACAAGGGTCTTGGTATACCAATTCAGGGTAATGATCTGCAAAGCGTTCCAATACATCGCGCTTGATGCGCAAGAATCCACCTGGCAGCAAGTGAGCTTTGAACAGGCAGGAACCATCCCATAGTTCGATTGCTGTCTTGATGTCGGGGATATTTCCATCTTCGTCGGGGAGTAATGCGCCAGCGAATGTTCCCCATGCGTTTTTCATGCAAAAGAACCCGGCGACTATTTCTTGAGGATGCCGAATCATTCTTGCTACTGCGTCCGGTGCAAAATCCATATCGCTATCCACCATTAATATGGACTCGCAATCAGATTCTAGGAAGTTTGCAAGGATTGAATTTTTTGCGCGGTCAATATATGAATCACCTCGAATTGTCTGCTTTTGCCAAGGTATTCCGGCCTTATCAAGCATTCGTACAGTTTCCAACATGCTATCGCCATAAGTTGAGAATTCCTGACTCATGTACACTGGCGTGGCAATCATCAATTTGCCTGGAATTATTTTACCCTCTTGGCCTTCGCGCCGTGCGGCACGATCTAACTTTCCTTGTTCTGGTACGCTTATTTCATTATTCAATTTTCTCTCCTTTTTTGTTAAAAATCGCACAATAATTATATACAATTTCTAACAAAAAAGGGCGGGATTTTAACCCCGCCCGATTTATTACACGTTGTTGTACAAGCCCAAAGTATTCAGGGCTTTGATAATTGCATTGTTGCTTGCGTCTCCACCGTTAAACCCTACGGCTATTGAGTTAGTGGTAGAGCCTGCTGTGGTTACAGCACCTGGGCCTTGCAATGGCACCGCCGCGATGACGTAAGTTTCAGCAGGTGGGATAACCGCAGTAGTTTGGCTGTTCTGGTAGGTAATCGCCAGAGTAGAAGCCGCTGACACGCGGGCACCAACAACATGCAGTCCGGGTGTAAACGAAGGCTTACTTACCAGTACAGAAGTCGAGGCATTCAGCAAGTTGACGGTGAATGTTTGCTCGGCGGTTGTACCAGCAGCTACAGATACCGGAACCAACGCTTGCGAAGTAACTACAAACGGAGACTTGGCAATACGGCGGGCTACAGTGATACCGTAAGACTCAAGAGTCGTTGTAACCGCGCCTGAGCTTTGGCTGATATAGGTGATGCCAATCTGCCCGGCCGCGCTCACGCGATACCCTGAAATACCGATTCCGGCTTGATACGAAGGTTTAGATACGCCTCCGATAATATCATCGGCTAGCAACCCAACGACCGCAGTAGTCTGGTCTGTTGTGGTTGTAGCAAGTACCGAAGTTGTAACCGGAGTAAACTTATAAGCCAGCATACGGTCACTATTCTGCAATGTTGGCAGGAAGGCGAACGAATACGACTCAGCGGCGATCGGCGTAATAGCACCGGAACTATTGTTCAGGAACGTGATAGCCACCTGATCTTGTGCCGTTACACGGACGTTTGTAATGCCAAGACCGGCCTGATTGGTCGGTTTATTGACAATCGGGAAGGTACCCAATGCAGCGCCAGGAACAGAGAAAATTTGTTCCGAACCGGCTGGCGTAGCGGGTACAGCGGCAGGAGTCAAGGCGGCAGACGTTACATAGTTCAGACTGACACTAATCACGTCATACGCATCTGTCGAGGTCGGGGTGATAGCGCCTGAACTGATGTTGGTATAGTTAATGCCCATCGTGTTTGCAGCAGATACGCGATAACCTGCAATACCTAAGCCAGCTTGTGCCGCTGGTTTATTGACTGCAATCACCTCACCTACAGAAAGACCGGTTACAGTCGAGGTCGTTTCCAGTGTGGTAGTGGCAGCAACAGAAGCCACGGAAGCGGTCACTTGGTACTTTGTCAGCGTTCCGTTATCGAGTGAGGCCGTATTGAATACAGCGTTCATCCCGGCTGATTGTTGGGCAACAGGAGTTGCGCCGTAAAAACCGATCAAGTCAGTTGCGCTTGCCCCCAGTTCGGAACCTTGCGAGTTCTGATCTGACAGTTGACGCGGTGCAGTAAAAGCTACCGTAGTAGCCGAAGGGTTTGATGCGATATTAGGCATGATTATTTCCTTTCAAATGTTGTTTAAAGATTGACATGCAAGAGGACTTGCGGGTTAGAAAATCTCTTTTCCTTGCCCGCTGAAATCATCAATCGAACCTCATCCGCCCACTGGTCGGCCACTTCCCGAACCGCACGGGGAAAGAACGGACAAGGGATTAATTCCCCTGTCTTTGTGTCCTCTACCCATACTTGGTAAAAATCGGCTTTCTTGATGATTGGCTCTTCCATGTTTCAATCCTTTATGTGTTTCTGCGCTACCGGTCAATGCTTAATTGGTCAACCTGCACGCCAATTCTGGGTAGTATGTTGCCGAACCCCAGAGCACATCTATGCGGGTCGGCAACACGTCATTATTAATATCGAAAGCACGTATCACCCGCAACGAAATACCCTTGTAAACTTCCTGAGACTTGAAGTCCACGCCATCAGGCATAATCAGCGGAACAGTAACGAGGCCGAAAGCATCTTTGCAGAAGCCAATGTTCTTAGCCAAGTTCGCGTTTGCCGCACCAGAGATGACAGTGATTGCCGCGCCGGAGATAGGCGAAGAGTCAACAGTCTGGTATGCGCCGGTTGTGGTGATCGCTGGGTAGATACCGATTGACGAAGATCCTGCGCTGTTGCTGTTCGCTGTAGAAGTCACAACGAAGTTACGCAGATTGCCGGTCGAAGCCAAAGATTCAGGGTTAACCGCATTGACACCAGCGATGGTAAACACGTCGCCAACGTTCAGTAGTCCAGCTACAGATACAGTCCATCCGCCCGTTACCAGAGTAGAGCCGGTTTGACCGGAACCGGTAACAGTTGGCGAACCAGAATAGTTACCCGTCAATTGGGTAGGAATATTCTGACCTTCGTAAATTTCAAGGTTGGCGATGTTCGGCACAAAACCCTTGAATGCAGGCTCGGCAACAGACTGAACGTAAACAGTCGAGATTCCCACAACCACGCCCCAATATGCTTTAGGGTTAAGCACTAAAGTACGATCATTCTGTGGTGCAGCCTCTTCATCCAGACGCTGTGCAACCAGCGCGATGTACGAGAATGCGTTAGGAGTTACGGTTGGCGTACCGACTTCATTGTAAACAGATGGAATGTTAGCCATCACGCCACGGTCGATACGGTTTGCCAGTTTTTCCATTGCGGGCTTGAGATAACGCTCGCGGAACTCTTCGACAACAAGAGTCAAGGCGGCTGTACCGAACTGGAAGTCAACGTGTGACTGATTAGTGATGGTGATAGAGGTTGAAGGCTCGATAACGTCTTGAACCTGCAATCCAGCGCCTTCCGTAATCAGGAACTTGTTAGGCTTGCGGATGGTAAGCTGAGTGCCGATCTTTGCGCCCATTTGGTCTTCGAATTGGCGATTGCAGCGGCCTGCCATGACGAGGTTATTCGCCAAGATAGTCAGCGATTCTTTGCTGATAATCGAAGGTGTTAAGAGGACATCATTTGACATAATATATTTCCTTTCAATTGTGGATTATTTACGCCGCTTGCCGTGTTCTTTTTCCCATTTGGCCTTATCTTCG